AGTTGCTCCAGCCCAAGTTAGGTCTGTTGGCTTTGGCCCATAAAACCTTGTTGTACTTTTATCGTAGTAAAAATCTCCTTCAAGGCCAAAATTTTCTGCGGGACTACCTATTCCATTAAGTATGCTTTTTCCTCTTGGGCCTTGTGGGCCTGGGGAAGAAACTATAACTTCATTATTTGGAACCGTTACTATAATTGTTTCTACCATTATATTGTCACCGATCTACTAAGTGTTATAAATCCTTCTATCAATTTAATCTTGTTTGCATTGGAGTCGGTTAACATAATGTCATAAGATGATTTTGGATAGAACAATTTATTAGTTTGTGTGGGAGTCATTTTAATAGTTAGTTTGCCAAGTAGGGGGGTTATTGTAATTCCGCCTGCGGGTGATGTTAAACTAAAAGCTAATTTAGTTCCGCCTTTTGTATCTCTTACCTGCATCTTAGCTGTTGAGCCTGTTAGGTCAACAGGTAGTCCACTATTGTCTTTATACTCAACAATAAATGAAAATGTGGCATTTTGATCCACTTCGAAATTCTTTTGCCCTGCCATTTTATAGTACTCCTAAATAGGAAAACTCCTATGCTTATTTTAGCACAGGAGCTATCCTAACAGTAATAATTAAATTACTTGCTTGTAAATCCAAATTCTTTGTTGCTTGGGCTTAATGCCTTTAGGATTACTGGAGCAACTGCTGCTACGCCAGCCGCAATTAAATCTTTTGGATTAGTATTTCCAGTCATATATAGAGCCGTGGCTGCTGCCAAAAATGCTCTTCCGTAAGTTCCTAGTGCTGCTAAGATTTGTTCTTGCATAGTTACTTTCCCATCTTTATTTAAATCAGCTTTATCAAATTTTTTGATAGCCATTTTATCATCTCCATTTTGGGCGGGCTGCCCAGAATTTTGGTTTTACCCAATACTATAATTCTACCACTAAGCGGAAATATCCACAAGCTCGCAGTTTCCATCTGAGCTGCAGGCAAGCGTAGCATTGGTAGAAGTGCCATCTTCTGTCTCGTAAAAAGATAAATCTTCCCATCGAATTTCTTTGGGCATTTTAGCAACAAGAGCATTGTATTCTTCCTCTGTTACTTCTTGGTATGGAGCTTGCTTGTATGAGTGATCTGAGTGCGGCAGGAATGAAATTCCAGAGACCTCATCAAAATGCTTATATACCCAAGCACCAACTTCCATCCATTCATCTTCTTTTACAGAAACTGTAATTGAAGGTTTGTGTTCGCACCAGGCACGTTGGTAAACTAACCAAATATTTAGGTGCTCAATAGCCGTTAAATCATTTCTAACAATTGCACCTTCTGGTGCTTTTACTGGAAATGAAAATACGTATGTGTCATTTGGTTTCATAACATCATCTTCTACTGGAATTCCAACTTCCTTTAAAAATGTAGAAATAGGATCTCCTTTTGCCCCACGAACTGTACGAATGTAATATGGAGAATGCCAAGCATGCATTCCTGAAGATACCCCGACCAATTGAGATACTGTTCCTGATGGCTTTACACATGTAATAGCAGCAGACTCAGGAATCCCAATCTTCCCAGCCTCATCTTTATTCTTTGCTCTTGCTAATTCTCTAAGAGTCATTAAAAAAGCTTCTAGCGAAACAAGGTCTTCTTTACCTGACATAAACTTGTGTCCGAATTGTCCAGTTAGAGAAACACCTAGTAGGCGCTCTTCTTCTGTATTGTCTTTCCAGATCTTGCGAAGATATTTAAAGTCTGTAAGCGTTGACTGCCACGTTCCAAGAATTGTTGCAAGTTCAACTTTGCGTTCAATTTCTTTCTTTGTATCACTTTCACGTAGTACGACTTCTGAAAGGTTACAAAACTGATAAGGACGTAGGATAATCTCTGAGCACGGGTTAGTTCCATAGTGTATATCTGGATCTCTTCTTCCATACTTGGCTGCTTGGGCTTGAGCTGCGGCCACATTGTATATACCTCGTTCTCCCGACTTTGAATCATATAGAGATTTCCATTCTGCAATAAATTGCTCCATGTCTGGCTTGCGTGAGTACGCAACAGAGTTGTTAGACAAAGCACGTTGTGTATTGGCTTCCCACCAGTTACCTGATTTAGCCTGTGCCATCTCAATATCGTTAATGTTAGAAAGAGAAATCATTGCTGAGCGACGAACCCCGCCTACAACAACTACCTCACCAATCTTGCACATAATATCGTGGCATTCAATTGGCTTAAGATTTCTGCCTGTAGCACTCTTAAATTTTGCAATTGTAAAATCAAATAAATTAACAAGTGGTTGTGGGCCTGATGATCTTCCGCCCATTGTTTTAAGTCTTGCACCTGCTGGTCTTACTTTAGAAACATCAATTGCTGGAATCTGTCCAGACCATAGTAGTGCTAGCAACTCACGGTATGCTTTAGCCCAACCTTGCTTGGAGTCTTCTACTGTAATTACTGTAGTCGACTTTTCTAATGATTCTGGGACGGCAGGAAGTTTATTAATATACTTATACTCAACAGAAAACCCTACTCCTGTACCGCACATAAGGATATACATTGTTTCGTCAAATGAACGTGGTGAATCAACGGGAAGAAAAGCACAGTTATATCCTGCAACATTATCTCTTTCTAGTGCTACTCCTGAAGTCATCACGGAGCGCATAGACGGCATAACATTTCGTTCAAATACACCATTTTTTAATTCCGCAACAAGCTTTTCATTTGGAATGTAATTATAATTTTCTTTTAAATGATTTAGCATAAAACTAAAATATCTATCTACTGTCTCACCCCATGTCTCACGGCGATTATCTTCTGATATCCATCTTGCATATCTGGATAACGCAATGAAATTTTCGTATGGGTTTGCAATAGTCTTAGACATTTTATAATACCTTTTTCTCCGCCTAGCGGTTAATTTAAATTTAGTGTGAAGATCCTATTCTACCAAAGATCAATTAAAAGGGGAAGCCCTAAGAAAATTTTTCTACTAAATGTTCAAAGGCTTTCTTGGTCAACTGATCCCAATTATAATCTTTGTGTATCTTAGTTGACTGAGCAAAATAATAACCAGAGTATGCATTGTAATCCATAGTTATTTCACGCATCAACTCTTCTAAATGTTTTGCATCAGGTTTAAACATCTTACCAATGTATTCATCGCCAACTGATTTAGGTAAAGTCTCATCTGTAAGTTTAGATTTTAATTTAAGTGGTCCCATGTAGTCCACATAGTGAGACCAATCATATGTTGATATAACTGGCATGCCAGTTGCTAAACCTTGGAGCGGAATAAAACCAAAACCTTCTCCCCAGGTAGGATATAACAAAACATGATGACTGTGATACAACGCAACAAGATCTGCTTCTTCTAACTCATCTGTAATTAAAGTTATGTTACCGTATGCCTTTTCTGGACTCACAAAATTATTATATTGATCGTAGACTCTAACAGTATTAAACTTATGAGCTTTAATTGTTAAATGGTAATTTGGGTTTCCGCCAAACAGTTTAATAAAAGTATCTACTGCTATTTGTCCGTCTTTTCTTGGAGATGGTTCTCCTATGTGTAAAAATTTAAGTGGTTGTCCTTCTCTAATAACTCTACGCTTTGGTTTCCAAATATCTTCTATACCGTGTGGATAAATATATATTGGTTTTGTAACTCCGTTATCTTTAAATACTTGTGCACACCAATTAGATGGTGCCCAAACTTCATCACACGCATTAAATCTTTCAACCCAGTCTGGTCTCATAGCTGTTGACTCCCACGGGGTGTATCCAATTTGATATTGATTTCTATGCAACTTATAATGATGTGGCTGAGTAAAGTTTAATTGAATAGTAGATTTGGGATTAGCAAAAGATACAGAATGACCTAAATTGTTTAATGATTTAACAATGTTTTTTCCTGCATAGCCAAAGCCAACAGCAGGATTTAGTCCCGCTTGAATAGTATAATAAGATATATTCATGTTTTCTTTCTAGTTGACTGGCTTGACAGGTTTATCCTATCAATGTTATGATTGTAGTTCGTTATCTCTAGAGGAGGAAATGCCAATGGAGAAAATAAAACAACAGGTTAGTGATTTGGCTCATAATCTGGTTACAATAGTAATGATAACATTATTTATGTTTCCAGTCCAGCCTACACAAGCCTTAGTAGTAAAACCTTTAGTGAAAACTGAAGCCCAACTAAAGCAAGAAGTCTTAGATAAGTTCAGTAAAGAAATTTACAAGCCATCTGAGATGCTTACAGACGAAGAGCTAGTATTACTACTCAAGACTGTAGGATTCGAAGGAGTAGGCCTTAAGAAAGCTTGGTCCATAGCAAAGCGTGAATCTAACGGAAGACCGCTTGCATATAACGGGGATAAGAAAACTGGAGATAGTTCTTACGGAGTATTCCAGATAAACATGATCGGAAATCTTGGTCCTGAAAGACTTGAGAAGTTCGACCTAAAGAGTAACAAAGAGTTATTCGACCCAGTAACAAACGCAGAGATAACGTATTATATGACCAACGGCGGTTTAGATTGGTCAAGCTGGAAGGGTATGACCCCTAAAGCGCAGGAATGGCTATTGCGATTCCCAACAACTGAAAAGAAGTAGGATAAATGAAGATACAGTATGTATCGAAGTATCTCTCTTTATCAAAAGAGGGCCTTGTTCCAGAGCTTTTATGCCCAATGGATCAGGGCTCTCTTTTACCTAATCAGGACGGCGAAGACAGGGTATTTATTTATTGCTTATCCTGTGAATATAAAAAAATACTTGGGTCTAAAGACTACGATGATATCGTAAGGGCAGTGGAAAATGTTGGATGAATGTAAAAATGGGCAATGCACCTGTGAACAAGAAGAGAATTTTTTTCACGTTAAAGTGATTCCGCAAAATAGTGCAAATTTCAGTGCGGCGAAAGAAGAGACCTTTTCCTCATATGAATTTGAAGGAAATGCCATATTAGAAAAAGACGCTATGGGTAGGGAAATATTTTGGAACGATATGGGGAGGCCATAATGGAAGAAAAAGATCCACAAGCGCTAGAAGACAATTTGCCTATGGTAAATTATATAATGCTTCACCGTATTTACGATATGCTGACCTTAATAGCAAAGGGCTCGGTAGGTGGAGAAGAAGTAGGGAAAATGGTACAATATCATAAAGAAGGATTCCTTTTGGGTCCTAGTCCATCATACTCAATAGAAGAAAAGGAAGAAAATGGCGACTAAAGAAGCAGTAGTAGACACAATGGTTGAACAGATTAATATTCAATCAAGACAGGCAACCGTACAAGCACAGGGAGACCTGGTAGAACTAGAAAAAGCTTTATTGCAAGCACAGCCTGGATATAATCAGATGTGTAGCGGAATTGTTGATGCACTAATTGCAAGAGGAATGATTTCTGTAGATTAGTCTTGACTTAAAATATTGTATACAATACAATAATATTATAGGTCGAGCAATTTATTGTTCCCTATAATTGCCTTAAATGGCAGCAAAGCCCAATCGGATCCGCCTCTGATTGGGTTTTTTGTTTTTTGGGGTGTATAATAGAAGTATGACCCCTCATGAGTTTTCTAAACAAATGAAGAATCCTTACTTTGGAACAAAGTATTATAAGGAAGAAACTCCTGCGGGCAAAATGGAAACTAGAATAGAACTTCGGGTAGAAAAAATTCTATCTAAGATATTTTTTTGGAGAAAGAAAAAAGATGCTTAATTTTGACAACAACCCAAACGTTAAAAAAATATACGACGAAATTTGGGTATACGAAAATTTTTTAAGTAAAGAAGAGTGTATCTCATTAGAGAATATTGCAAACAGCTTAACAGAGCCTGAGTGGAACGAAGCAAATAGTCCGCTAGATTGGTATAACGGCAAGGTCAGTAAAGCTATACCAGAATTGCTTGAGGTTAACGAAAGAGTATCTGATCTAGTAGATCCAGGATATGTAGCTACAAGAAATTCCTCTTTTCACAGAATGTTTCCTGGAGATAGTATGCACGAGCATGAAGATACCTGTGGTGAAGATGGTGAAGCAACTTCAAACGATGACTTTAATACATGTGCAATAACAAAATATGGGGCAGTTGCATACTTTACAGATAACTTTGAAGGCGGAGAATTGTATTACCCATCACTTGGTTTAAAAATAAAGCCTAAGTCTGGAGATTTACTAATACACGGTGCTTTAATTAGACACGGCGTAGCAGAAGTTACTAGCGGAATAAGATATGCTTATTCTACTTTTTTAACAGAAAAGAAATAAAATGGCTGAGATTATTTGGGAAAATATTATTGAAGAACAAAACGATTCTTCAGAACTAGAAACTATTCAACAATTTGAAATTAAAAACGATGTTCCTATTGAACAAGTTTATTTGCACCAGAAGCCAGGCTTTGTTGACATTGGAAACGGTATTCTCAAGTACGACGATCTGTTAAATCCTCAAGACTATACATACATTTTATTTCAATGTGAATCTCTTGATGAAGAATCTTGGATTGGTCACGGTATACCTGAAACTTCAGAGCTATACGCAAGAATTTCAAAACCACTTACTATCCAAACATTAAACGCTGCAATAGTTGAAGCAATAATTAATGAATATTGGACAAACGAACATAACACAATTAATAG